CTTTACTGTTGAGGGCGTAGTCGCTGAAGATTTAGATACTGCATTAAATTCATATCAACAAGCTTTAACTCAAGATTTAAACGCTGAATTAATTAATCAAGAGCAATATAATGCTTTATACAATAGCGCATCTGAATTAGTCCTGGGACAAAAAGCTTTAAATGATGCAGAAGCAGATTACTCAGATAAAGAAAAAAGATTAAACGATAAGTACGATGCCTTACAGGCAGAATATACAGACTACGTGTTACCCGACATGAGGGTAACGGGGGATAATTTTAGAAACCAAATACAATCACAAGAAATTGGTTATTACGAGGAAGTTGTTGATGGCACAGAAGTTTTAAGAATGCCAGATGTCCCTGTAACGTGGGAAGGTACTGATTATGAGTACAGAAAATCTTTAAGGGAACAATTAGTATCTATGAAAAGAGAGGAGTTTTACGATGCCGAAGGAAACTCCGTTCTTACTGAAGCGCAAATAGATGACCTTATGGACGACTACAGATACGCTGTAGAGTATTGGCAATCAAAACAAGCTTGGTTGTATAATTCTAAAATTAAAACAGCGCAATACGATACCTTAAAAACTGATACTGATACAACAATAGCAGGTTTAAGAGAAAACGTAGAAGGCTTACAAGCATTTTCATTACCAGAATTTAGTATTACGGCTACCACTTTAGACGGCTTAAATGATTATCTAGATGAGTATTTGACTTATGTAAATGCTGCCGAAGAAAATGAAAACATAAGTGCAGAACAAGCTATAAACTTTAGGAATATTATTAGTAGTCTTAAACGAAATGGTGCTGATATTTTTGATTTAGAGGCGGCAAACGAAACTAAACAAGGTGAAATAGATAGACTTAAAGGAGTAAATACAGGATTAGATGAAGATATAAAGAAACAAGAACAAGACATATTAGACTTAACAGGAACTATATCTGTAATTGGTAGTGGTTTTGATGTTACTTTATATGATGATATTAGTGACTTAGATGCAGGTCTTGAATCCTATATACAGGGCATCAATGACTCCGACTTAGATGAAGAGATGAAAGCATCTCAGATAGCATTTGCCGAAAGTATGGCAGAAATGCGTAGAGAAAATTTATATGTACCTACATATGAAGCACCAGACTTTAATGTAGTAGCAGACGGAGACCTTACTGGATTAAATACATCTTATGAACAAGCAATGTTTACATTAGATAGTTTCTTAGGTAACGAATATATTACTCAAGAAGAATACGATGCAAATGTATCAGCCTTAAATGAATCGTACAATACAAGGAAAGAAACACTTGTACCTGCGTATACATTGCCAGAATTTACTGTATCTGAACTTGATGCTGAAGGTGGGTTTACAAACCTTGATTCAGAGAAACAATCTTTTATAGACGAACTACAAGGTTTCTTAGATAGTGATTACATCACTAGAGAAGAATATGATTCCTTTGAGGCTCAGATAGAATCTGCTTACGATACTAAAAAACGAGATATTACTCCTGTATATGAAGCACCAGACTTTACAGTATATGGGCAGTTAGAGCCTGGAGGAACTTTCGAGGATATAGATACAGCATATAATACTGCTTTTGATGAATTAACATTAAATGCTCGACAAGGATATATAAGTGCATCAGACTATATTACTCAATTAAATGACCTACAAACATCTTATGAAGATGCTAGAAAAGGTATAGCCCCTACGTATGAGTTGCCAGACTTTAGTGTATATGGCGACTTACAAGAAGGAGATGACTTTACGGAAATAGATACTGCGTACCAAAACGAGCTAACAAGGTTAGAGGAATACAAAGATAGTGGGTATATTAGCCTAAGTGAGTATTATGGTTTCTTAGGGGACTTAGAAACTGAGTACACGGCACGAAGAAAAGGTATACTACCTACTTATACAATGCCAGACTTTGGTGTTACACCTGCTTCATCACTTGCAGAGTTAGCAGAAATGGAGCAAGCGGCACGAGATAGGTTTACAATGTTTAGCGACCAAGAATATTTCCCAGAGGACTTTGATATTCTTACTGAACAAGGAAATCTAGAGAGTTTATTTGATGCCGAAAGAGCTAGATTACAAGGTACTTATACGCTACCAGAATTTGCAGTTGAAGATACTAAAGGATTGTTAAGGCAAGAAGATATATCTAACTTATTTTCAGAATACGAAGAAGGGCTAAAAGGAGATGTAGTATCTGGAATGCTTGGAATAACTGATTTCTTTAGCGCAATGGAAGGCGCACGAGGTATATTTGATTTTGAGTTTGAAAGGCGTACACCAATACAGCCCAAAGAAGGACACTATGCAATTATTCCAGACCCTATTAACGAAGATGAAACAGATGAATCTTCACAAGGAGACTTTTTAGATTACGTAGACGACGGTAATTACGCAGACCAATATGGCACTATAGGAGGAGGTGTTGATACAAGTGGTATACTAACAGGAAACTATATGGCAAAACTAGACCCAGCTTATCAATTAGCGGAAATGTTATTAGGCGAAGCGGGAGCAAGAGACTTGTTCCCTACAGGCAAAAGCCGAGGATTAGCCGATGCAGAATTCCAAGAAGTAGTCAATAAATTTATGCTTGGACAAGCAGACGATGCTTTCGATATGCAAGCAGGTCTTGCAGGCAAGCAACAAGATTTAACTGACCAACTTACTAGACTTAAAAGACAATCAGACTTAGACCTTATGGCTGAGTTTGGCGACCCTTATAGGAAACAAATAGAAGAGCTATATCCAGGAGCTACTGAAGCACTACAAGCACAGCAAGAGATAGCTAGACGTAGTGCAGACCAAGCAAGAGGAGATTTAAGCCCTGCTGAACAATCTAGATTAGAACAAAGTTCTGCTATTTTTGGCGCACAAAGAGGTAGGGATTTCGACCCTATTACTTTAGCTAATAGAATTGGAGAAGAATCACAATTTAGAGACCAACGTGACGCAACAGCATCTAATCAGCAAATAGCTGCTATGAATGCAGAGAGAGGTTTATATGGAGACTTGATGAGTACCATAGGTACAGATAGCCCATATGGAGCAGGAGTAGGGGATGTTACTACACCGTTTAATATTGCAGGTATTATGGACTTAGGTACTGTAGACTACGCAAATCAACAAAGACTACAAGAAGCTCAAATGGCTGTTGCTCAACTTGATAGAGACTATCAAACAGCTGTAGCATTGAAAGAACCAAGTAGAGCGAAAAGCATACTGAATGACCTTAACCAAGCTAAACAAACAGTAGATAATATTAGCCTGGGATTGAGTACAGCACAGCAAGCTTTCGGTACTGTTAAAGATATATTTGGTGGTATAACTAATATATTTGGTGGAGGACGTTCTGGTATAAATACAAATTCTTTCAATATGAATGCTTCTAACTCAGTAAATTATGCAGATAAGGATTCTTTTGAAAGATATTTATATGGACTGGGATTTTAAACTATGATTAGTGTAACACAAGGACCTAAGAACAATGCAGGTTTAGCCGCATTAGATTACAATAAGACTTTTGAAGCAGGTGCTGAAGGCGTTAGAAAAATCGCTCAAGCTAAAGACTTACAAAGCGCAGAGATTAAACAAAATGTCAAAGATATGCAGACGAAGTTTGAGCAAGCTCAAATTACTGCTTCTAAAGTGCAAGCTGCTATATCCCAAAATCCTATGCTTTTTCAAGGATTAGAGCAAGGTACTGATATGACATCTAAGTCTTATCAGAAATTCTTAAATGGAGACTATAGTCCTCAGAATGTTAATAATCTAAATGCTTATATTGATGCTGCTAATACTCAGAAACAAAATGCTGATGTTTTACAGCAACAACAAGATACTAAGACTGCGGCATCAGCGCTTACCGATATTATTAAATTACAGTTTCCAGAAAATGCTACAGATGATGAAATTGATTCTGTAACACAATCAGATTTAACTAGAACAATGTTAAATTATATGAGTACCAAGGATTTAACTCCAGGTGCGCAAGAGCGAATTTTTGCAGGCATACAACAATACGGACAGAACTTAGTTTCTGATAGTGATTCTGCATACAAATCAAAGATTGCAACAAATCAAAAGGCTATAGCAGAGTTTGAAAGACTATTTTTAGATGGAGATACCGCGGGTGCTTTACAGGCATTATCAGCTAATCCTACATACGCAGAGTATTTAGTAAAATCAAAAGGAGATGCTCTGTCGGGTACACCAACACAATATAGAAGCGCCGATGAAGTGGCTGCTATATTTGGAATTTATAAAACTCCAAAACCAGACGTACCAACAATAGATACTGGAGATGATGATACCGATGCTAAAGACGCAGCTTTAGAGGCTTTAGGCACAGAAGATATAACTGATAAAAAGTTAAAGCCGTATACAAATTTCAAGAATAAAGATTTAAGTGCAGGTATAACCACTCAAGACCAAGTTAATTATGCAAATGATTTAAAAGACGAATTAAAGGATATAACAAAAGATATTGAAAGATTTCAAGAAAGGTTAGATAATAGAGGTTATACAAAATCTATGAACGTACAGCCGACTACATTTGGAGGTGTTCCTGTAGTGAGGGAATCTATGGACAAAGATTATTTAGATAATAAAATACTTGAACTAAAGGCAAGAGCAGTAGACATTATAGGAGAACTTGATACTATGTTGAAAGAAGATACAACATCTGCTTTGGATACAAAAAGCTTAGTCGAATCCGCTAAACTAGATGCACAATAATATATGGCTACTATCAAAGACTATGCAAATTGGATTGTTAACAACCAAGACAAGCTAGAGACTAAAGATGGTAAAACTATCTTAGCGGCTTATGCAAAACTAAAAGAAAAAGAACAGGCAGGCACTTTACCTGTAGCAAAAAGGGGTACCCCTATTTCAGATACAGAAGGTCCAGGCGCAGGTAAAATAGTACAAGGTCTTGGTACCGAAGTAGCTGTTAGTACAGCAGGTAAATACGCAGGCGCAGCCGCAGGTGGGCTTTTGGGACCTCTTGGTATTTTAGTTGGATATACTGCAGGAGCTATTGGTTCTGGTATAGCAGGTAGTCTTGCTGCGCAAAAAATAGAAGGTAGAGATGAGATTAGTTGGGGTCGTGCAATATCTGCAGGTTTAATTAATCTAATACCTACACCAGGTGCGCAGTCTATTAAGGTTCTTGGTAAGAGCGCAGGCAAGGGATTGACTAAAATGGCAGAGCAAGGCATCAAGTATGGTGCATTAGAAGGCGCAGCTACAGGTGTAGTAGAAGCTCAAGCTACATCTATTATAGATAAGGGCGAGCTTGCAGGCGCAAAAGAAACTGCATTGTACGCAGGTATAGGAGCGGGCTTTGGTGGTACACTAGGTGCAGTAGGTAAAGGACTAGCTAAAAAGCTTAAAGGTAAAACTCCTGCAGAAATAGAAAACACTATATACACAGACTCTAAAGGAAGACTAGGTACATTTGAATTAATGACTAACTCTGGCGCAGACAATAATAGGTTGAAGCCATCTCCTACATTTGACTACGAGTTTGAAAGAAGCAGACAAGCTAATATAAGAGAAGAGTCTACACAAACTATAGGTGTATCAAGTACAGGAGTATCACAATCTAGCTACGACCCTAATAAAGTAGGGTACCTAACTAAGATATATCAAAAGCTTCCTGCGACTGCACGTAGGTGGATTGCGCAAGTTACTCCGTCTATTGTCAGTAGACAAATAGCTGACATAGGTATAGACTATAAAAACTTAATTAAGACTGGAGAAGCTATTGGAGGTAGAGTATCTCAAGCGGTAGCTAGAGAGACAGAGCTAGACCCAAGGACTGCGCCTGCGTTTCAAAAGTTTTTTGATGGAGGCGAGATAGACCCTATCTTAGTAGAGAAAGGATTGCTTGGCACATTGTCAGAGTGGAGAGATTTTGTTGACAGTCAGCAACGTGTGCTTTCAAGACTACTTGGAGATGATGCTATTAAAGGACTAGATGAAGAAAGCCAAATGCTTCTTATGGGTAAGATAAATGCTTCTATTCGAGACAAGGATTACTTAGCTCAAGAGTTTGAAATCTATACTAATGAAAGTTTTGTAGTAGACCCTAAGTTAAAACAAAAAGCTATTGACGAAATAGAAAGACAGTTAGACGCAGGAGATGACCTAGCAATAGGAGTAGAAGTATTCGACCCAGTTTCTGGAGAGTTTACTTATCAGAAAACAACAAGTTTATTTAGTGACCTTGAGGAAGCTAAAATTGGCTTAGGGCAGCCATTGAGAAACAGAATAGATTATGTTGATAAAGGAAAGCCTTTAGTAAAAGGTAGTCCTAAATCTATGGATGACCAAGGTGTAAGATTCTCTAATAGAGAAAAAGCCGCATCTTTAGTACAAGAAATTATTGATAACTCTGCAGCAACTAGAAAAGGTAAAGCATTAGGAGGTGGTAAACAACCTATTAATGCACCTGTTCGCGCAAGAGAATTAGATGAAAGCACTAATGCAGCACTTATGAGAATGATGGGTGTAGTCAGAGACCCAGGAGAGCGCGCACGTGGTACAGTATCAAGACTGACTAGGTTAGTTGCACGTGCATCTGCCGACAAAAGAATGACTGAAATGCTAGAAGGTATGAATCTAGCTAGTAGAAATCCAGATACACCTGGAGTTATTTCGTTAGACTTGCGCGGCGGTAAGAGTGGATTGTATACAAGTCCAGAAGTAAACATTGCCGTTAATCAGTTGTACGCTAGTAATTATATAGAAAACTCAGTCAATGGATTCATTGATGGTATGCAAACTACACTAGATTCTGGAGTAGGTTTATCTAAAGCAGTAAAGGTTCTAGGAAACTTACCTTCTTATATGGTTCAGTTCTATGGCAATATGGCTACGATTGCTCAACTTGCTATGGCAAACCCCATGGAAGTTCCTGCTTTATGGAATGGTTTTCGTGTAGCTATGTCTGATATTGACATGTTAGCAAGCAATCAAAAGTTATCTAAAGAAATACTTTCGGAAATAAAAGACGCAGAAAGATACGGAATTAAAGGCGGTAATATATTTGCATCTGATATTAGAAGTAATTTAGAAAACGCAGTCGGTCCTGCACAAAAAGTAATAGAACCATTTGCTAAAGTATACCAAGTTCCAGATACTGCATTTAGATATTACGGTTGGAAGCTTATGCAGCTACAACTAAAAAAGGTGTACCCAGATTTAGCAGACCCTAAACGCGCAGAAGATTTAAAAAACGCAGCCGCTAAGTTATTGAATGATGTATACCAAAACTATGACAAGGTAAATGCAGCTGCTCGTTTAACAACTAAGTATGGTCTTACTCCGCAGTTCGCTACGTTTACTATGGAGCTATTGCGTAATCAGTATAACCAGGGTAGACAGATTAAAGATTTATTAGCAGGTACTTTAGGTCAGCAGCTTGGCGTTAATTTAGGCAGAGTAGACAAAGCGGCATCTATGAGAATAGGTGCGCACAGAGCGGCTTGGACTGCTGCTACACTTGGTGGCGCAACTGCATATTTCTCTGGCTACGAAAAAGCTAATAATGTAACAGATGAAAAAAGAGCTAAATTATTAGAGTCCTACGTAGAAGAATACGCGACAAACTCTCCGTTGATTATGACAATGGACGAAGATAACACTAAATTTAATTATCTTAATTCATCTTACTTGGTACCGCAGCGTATGATTGCTCAAGCATTCCAGGCAGGTATGGACGGTACAGATGAAACGTCATTGATGAGACTTGTAAGACAAGAGTTCGTTGGTGAAGGCGCATTTTTCTATGTAGGTGTAGGTCAAGCTTTACTTAATAAAGATATAGAAAGCGGAGAAAAGATTAGCACTAACCCAAATGATTTTCAGAAGTTCCAAGAGATTATGGAGTTTGCTATAGAGGATATGTTTAAGCCTGGACAAGCAAGAGAGCTAGACAAATTCATTAAGGCAGGTAAGCCAGGTTCAAGGTTTTCATTAGACCAAGTGTACGCTCGTCAGTTAGGTTGGCGTGTAAATCCTAGAGATATGGTAGAGACTGGAGAAAGAAAAGCACGTAAAGGATACCAAGATGTAAGAGCGGTTAAATCTGATTGGGGCGCAATGATTAATCATAGACTAGAAGAGTTACGTGCATTACCAGACCAAGGCGAATCACAATACCAAGAAGCTAATAGGCAGTACACAGACTTGATGCAAGTTCAGAGAACGCACCTTAATAATTTTACATACTTTCACGGCGCGGACAAGGCAATAGATATGTTAAAGACAGCAGGTGTAAGCTCTGAAGAATTAGCATACCTACAAGCAGGTCAGATTCCTAGCTTACCAAGAACACCAAGGGTTACTGCAGAATCAGTATTTGATGGTTTAGATTTAGATTTAACTATTAACACAGAAGTAAATAACGAAAAAATAATGCAAGCAATTCGTTCAGTTGATAATCCTTTCTTAAAGAAGAAAATGTTAAATTACTACAAGAGAAGTAGAATGGATGCGCGTAAAGGATTAACAAACTTTGAGGCAACAATAGATGCACTTTCATCTGATACTCAAATAAGAATCTTAAAAGATTTATACCAAGGTAACACGGCTTACTTTAAAGAGTTATATGGTAAGAAGGTTATAACTAAAGAAGCATACTATATGCTTACTAGATAAAAAAAACGCCCTCTTGCGAAGGCGCTTTTCTAGGATTCAATTAGGAGAGGAAATGATTTAAACTCTCCCGCCGCAGATTACTCATACGGCTTACCTAAATATATACATATGAGAAGGTTTCCCTACACACAAGCCAGTCTTTAAGAAAAGTCTATGTTATTACATAAAAGCTTTTCTTTAGCGCTTGTCAACTTATTTTTAAGATTTTCTACATCTTTGTTGAGAATCTCATTTTGCTTGGTAAGAGACTCGCACGCTATAGTCATTTGGTGCAGTCCTTGAGTTAGTATATCTTCGGTTGGTGTTCTGTAAGTTGTTGTTTGTGACATTATTGGAATCTTCCTATTTGGTTTATGAATTTAAATTTACCCATAAGGTCTCTTTCGCCCTCACGGTTTTTTGCTATTTTATAATCTAGTTCGAGGTAAGATGTTTTACCATCAAACACGCGGCAGTTTTGTAGGTCGCCGCCCCTAGCCCACATAAGTAATATGACATCTGCATCATTCTCAATATCCCCACTATCCTTGAGGTCGTGCATTGATAGACCAGAGTCTCTCTTTGCTCCCTCTCTATTGACTTGCGCCAACAAAATAATAGGAATATTTAGTTCCATTGCTAGTTGTTTAATCCTATGTGAAACTAATGCTATTCCGTCATGCTTACTCATACGAGTATCATATGGTATAAGTTGGAGATAATCAATTACTAGCGCTTCTATATTACTTTTTCGCTTCATTGACCTAGCCTTTGAACGTAGTTCATCTATGCTTCTAACAAAATGCTCAACAACGATTGGCGATTCTTTAACTTTCTTGAGTGCATCAAAGACGCGAGTTTTCTCTTCGTCTGTTGCTACGTTCTCTCTGATTCGTCTAAGGTTTACTGCGCTTGCCGTTTGTATCATTCGTTTCATTAGTTGCTCTGCGGGCATCTCAAAACTAAATATACCAATCGGTATGCCGTCTTGTACTGATGCCCTAAGAACTATGTTCAAAGCCAACTGACTTTTACCACAAGAGGTAGGTGCTGAAACAACAAATACCTCTCCTTTACCAATACCACCCTCGTCAAGTTTATCGTCTAGATGTCCGATTCCCGTGCTAAGTGCAGTAAATTCGTAACGATTTTCTGTCATTGCAGTAAGCTTATCTTGCAATAAATCCCCTGCATCTGAGAAAGAATCTTCAACTTGAGTTCTGTCTGCTATAATAGCCAACGCGCCCTCCATATTAGTTGCCTCTGTGCGAGCCTCAGAACCCCCTACGATTGCCTCTATTGTTTGACGAGACATACGTATAAGGTTGCGAGCTATCGACTTGTCACGGACGATATTAGCGTAATAACGAGCCGATGTAGTAGTCTCGACTCTTTCAAGTATGTTCTGTATACCTAAAAAGCCATCAACTTTTTCCTCATACCCTTTAGATTTTACCCTTTCCAGGATAGTTATTTCATCTATAGGGTAGCTCATTTTATGTAGTTCATCTATAATAGAGTACAGTATTCTAGTCCTCTCTATATAGAAATCGTCTACGTTTATTATCTGTGTAATACTATCGTATACACTCTCGTCGTCTGACTTGATTAAACAAGCGACAACGGCTTCCTCCGCATCTAATGAATACGGTTCTTGTAGTGCTTTATCTGTCATTTACAATCCTAGTTTATCGTCTATATATCGTTTCTTCATACCCCAATATATATCTGACCTAGCTTGCTTGTAAAAATTTTCGATAACTTCTTTTTTGGTTTTGCCTGCAATGGCTATACCTCTACGAGCTTTCTTGTACTCGTCTATGTAATCATTTTCTTTACTCATAAGTCGTTTAATTCTGTAGGTAACTCTTTATTTTTAATCATACGCTTGGTTTCTAACCAACACGCCATATTCCAAAGGACTGCTCCAAAATGGTCTTCATCTGTTTCGCCATCTTTGCACGCCATCAAATGTCTGAAAGCTGCATCGCAGTACCTTGATGTAGGTATACCCTTTTTCCAATTATCCTTACCGTACTTGCTTGCGCCGTCCTCGAATCGTCGAGCCATTGCTTTGATTGCACAAGTAGGAATCATTGAGGGTACCCCTTTTCCTAGCATAGAGTCACGGACTGCACCCGTATCGAATGCAGTCCTTGCTCCACTATCGGGCAGCTCCGTCATTAAAACGGTGCCTCCTCTTTAGCTGTTTCAGTAGTCTTAGCTTTATACTCCGACCACGTTCCGCGTACGTAGCGTCTTCCGTTTTTGGATTCGCCACTCCACCCTGCTAGGCGCATCTGCTTACCGTCGATGTTAATCTTACCCGTGCAGTTTGGTTTTTTTGACCCCTCTTCTACCTCTTCCGAGAATAGTACGAAGGTATTAGTATCATCATAATCTGACATTATATTATATCCTTTCTTGGTTTAGTGTTAGAAATTGTTTTGCCGTGTGTATTTGTGGCATCGTCATCTTGGCTTTCGTCAAGATTTAATAGACCACCTAACGCGTATTTTTTTGCATAGGAATCTGAACTACCCGTCATTTGCGCGGGCGACATTCCCTTAGATTCTGTTGCTTCGCGAGCGTATGCAGTAACTGAAATACTTTCGTCACTCTCGCAGTCGGCTAATGTTACGGTGGCTTTCACATAGTTCTTGCCGCCTATCTCTTCAATTACGCTTTGCATTAAAAGAATACATTTTAATTCTTCTAATGGTGCTTTGATTGCTAGTGTTATATCTTCGAGGGAACGGTATTTATAGTTCCCGAATTTATTAAATTGTCCTTTAGGGACGTGCAGTTTTGTCTGCAATATGTTTAATTTTTCTTTGATGTTCATAAATTTTTTAATACATTTTTATAAAGTTTTACTCTGTCTGCAGAGTTATTGCAAGAATTAATTTCATCTTTTTTTACTCCAAACTTTTTTAATGCAAACACTTGTTCTTCTTTTTTAAGTCTACCAAAACGTTTACCGAGTTGTACTAATCCAGTAGGGTGCAAATATTGAGTACCCCCTTTCTTTAAATATTTCGCCATGTTCTCCAGGGAATCAATAAACCCCAGGTCACTATTGTTTTTAGCGTATCTTTTCCAAGCGTTGTAAGTCTTTCCCTCCCAAGCATTTGCTTGTCTGTGCAATACTCCGCGTATCATTCCAGTATCGTGGTCGTGGTCTACAACTGCATCATTTAGGGGTACCCCCAAAATTGGACACTTTGCTGGGGCGTTGTCTTCTCTCCACTGTTTTAGTTTAGTTTGGGGTACGTATTTCATTAACTGCAGTAACTCTTATGTAAGGTTTATTTTTTGTAACATACTTCTTGGCTTGTTTTTCATCGTTCGCCCATTTTGTAGTGTAACCCGTATAGTCGGGGTTCATATCTGTATGCTTATAAAATATTTCGTATTTCTTCACGGTATTAATTTTTTAAGTGGTAGTAGTATGCCTCTGCTTTGGTCGTTATCTCCTCCGCATATATCTGCATCGGTTCCAAGCATAGGTCTAATTAAATTTTTAAGCTTCTTGGTTTCGTAAAAAATAATTAAGTCCCCTACAACAAAGCAATAAAAGTCTGCTTGCGTTTTTGATATACCACTAGGTCTACCTTTATAACTGTACTCAACAAATATTCTCCCCGTTGTCTTAGCAATAATGTCTCGTTTAACTTCTACCGTAGAGTTCTCTAGCATATCTGCTATCTCTTTTTCGGCGACAAGTCCTACTTCTAAGTCGTGCTTAAAGTCTTCGCAAAAATTCATTTTATAATTCTAATTGGTTTGCTCATTATATCTTCGGGGGTTCTACCTTTGGAAAGTTCTTTAATAAAGTACCTCGAATATTTTACATACTTTTCTATGACACTTGAACGATAAAGGTCTCCCTCTAGCATTGCTCTAAGTGTGTGCCACTCTCCATCTGTGAGCTTTCTTCCTAAATATTCTTCTTGTTCCGCGTCTAAATCTACGTGCCATCTAGACATAATAATAGCTGAATCGTATTTACCCATTATTTCGCCTTCATCCAATCTATTCTGTACAATCTGTTCAAATATCTGAAGCGCGTGACTGCTTTGCGCATCTGAGTTTTAGTCCAATTTTTGTGATAATGTTTCTTGCTTTCTGTGCATATACAGACGCTCGTAATCATTGGCTCGTAACTCAAGTCCATAGATTGCTGCAGCCATTTAGATTCAATCGCTAACTGAGTGCAGTCCTTCTCTTCGTAAAACTTACCTCCAGTTCCTTTTGTATCTCTGCATTTGTAATCAAACAAATGTACTTTGCCGTCTACTTCTGCAATCAAATCAACTGACCCTGCGCTTTTCATCTTGTCGCAGTAGACAATCTTTTCAGTAGCAAGTGGCTTAATGTTATTCTTGTCTATGAAATCTATAAAAGGTTCTGCCCAATCGTCAAAGGGGGTACCCTCGTTTTCTAATCCTTCGCCAAATATCCGATGATTCAATACCTCTTCAAGTCTAGCGTGAACTGATGTACCAAATGATGATGAGCTTATTTTATTACCAGTAGCAGGGCAAACACGTTGTCCGTACTTGAGTTCTTGTATCTCTTGCACGGGCATTGTTGGGTTGTCTCTTGCTAGTTCAACTAACTTTCTCGGCATCCAAATGTTATGTAAGAAATCATTCATCTGAATACTAAGTACAGTAGTTACTGATGGATAAGCTTTGAGCTTACGAGCTTGAACGGGTGTTCTTGCTTCGGTTAAATAAGGGGTACCCTTGCAATCGTAAAAATGTCCTCCCATGTTATTTTTTCTTTTTAGGTTTTACCCTAGTTCTTTTAGTTAGTAATTTTATAGTTCTCATTAATACGGTTCTATTTCTATATACTTGTTTGGTATTGGTGAGGTAAATTTGTCGGTGGGTGCGGCAGATTTGTCGGTGGCATTAATAGCTTTTGACTTAGCTTTTTTAATACGACTTCGCCAATATTCCGATGCTTCTGCTTCTTGTAACAATCGAGGTGCAAGCGTATACCAATAGGTTTTATCGTACCCCATTTTATTATAGTTCCCCGTAAGGATTGCTCCCTTGTCCCGTAATGAACGCAACGCAGTTCTGATTTGATGCTCGGTGTAGAAAGGCATAGCTTCTCGCCACCCCTTGTAGGAATTGAATGTCCAATATTTTCCATTTTTTTTATTTCTGTTTTCATTTTTATTTTTGAGTACAAAGTAAGTGATTGTATGTAAAGCAATGGCTTGGGGTACCCCAAATTCTACCGCGTACCTGGTTTGAATTGTTATATATTCCATTACTATTTTTCATACTGCGCTCTTTCCATTTCGTCAAGTGTAATACCCGCTGCATCATTGCTTTGTAATTCTAAAGGTAATCCCTTGGATAAATATTTCTTACCAAAGTATTCGCCTTGTTGTAGTACACAAAGCAAAGCGTTATTGGGTCGCATTAGCTCCAGGTATTCGTGATAGTAATCCTCTGCTTCTGTGCCGCAAGAAAAGAAATGCGGCATATACTTACCACGATGTTGAGTTAGTACAACGTAAACGACGGGGTGCTGCATTAATTCATCTTCCATCGTTGCCCCCGTTCTGTTCTCGTATGATTTTATTTTGTTCTACTGCCCAAGAATTTATCCCAGTTCCGTCGCAACTGGAGCAAACGGAGTAGTCATAAATTCCTAATCCAGTATCCCAATCGCCGCGTCCTCCGCAGTCTTCGCATTCCTCGATGTATAATAATTCGGGGAGTTTATCGCTTGTCATATTGCTCATTTTCTTTAATCCTTTCTTTGTGTTCTAATTGTTCTTTTGATATGTAAGTATCAGTAAGGTACTCAAGCACCGCGTCAAGCCTATTGTTGCGCGGGGTTCTGTACTTATTGATTTCTTTCTCGCTAGGAAACTTTATGTATTTAGCAAAAGCTTTCACTATTTCCCTTGCGCGTTTGAATCCGTCTTTGGATTCCCTTTCTTTTTGTTTTATTAATTTAATATATGGGTCGTTCATAGTTGGAGTATCGCAATATCTTGTGCCTCTGTCAAGAAAAAACACAAGATGTAGAAATAAGTATAAAAAAAGGGGGTACCCCATTTCTGAGATACCCCCTGGAATCAAACGAATCAATGTAAATATTTCTCAAGTATTTGCACATGCCGTGTATCAATATGCTCGATGCCTATACTAAACTTTCTATCATTCCAATCGCGGGCTTCGTGTTCTTCGTCCTCTTCGTCGAAATCCAGGTACCCCCATTCTTCTTCTTTCAGTTGCTTCCAGGCTTCGTCGTGACTTTTGAGTTCTTTGAATACCTCGATGTATCTATCGGTATATTGAAACTCTCCGTCTTGTATGTCCATCGAAACAAGAAAGTGCGTTGACTTGTCAATCGCGCCGTCCTTGCGTGATACACCCACGTAACCTTGTGGGTATAAATCTTTTTCTTTTAATCTTTTTGCATATTGCATTATAGTACCCCTTTCTTTATTAATTCAAATCTAACTTTGTTCCAATAGTCTGTTAAATTTTTAACAACCTTCGGGTCTGTCTTCTTCCAGGCAAGCGCGCCCCCGTTCCATATCTGCGCGAGAGTGCGAACGTCTGCGGGTTTGCCCGTCTTCTTGGTATAATGATTACCCCAATGGTCTAAATAGAAAATACATAGCTCTACGCTCGACTGTACGTCCGTTCTGTCTTCGTAGGTGTAATGGTACCCCTTGAAGTTGTTCACGTCGTCTACGACCGCCTTGCTAATCTGTAAGATTCCTACGCTACGACCTCCGTCGCCTATCGCCTGCGGCGGGTTCGGGTGTCCGCCCGTCTCCACCGCTGCGAGTGCCATTACTAATTTTATAATTTGTATGTTCATTTTATTTCCTTTCTATTATTAAATCAGTATACCCTTTTTGCTTCCATTCCATTAAAGCAATTTCAGCGTCAAGCAAGTTGTCGAAATGATTGTCAATTCCCCCAACCCACAAAATAAATTTTTTTGTAATCATTTGTTTCATTTTGATTCCTTTCTTTAGTTTGTGTATTGCTCGATTTTGCCTAGCCATTCGTTCAGTTCGCTCGCGTGCTTGTATGTAATCATTCCCTCAAGCTGCGATGTTTCTATTAAGTTGTCTGCGATGCAGTACACCTCGTCAATTTCGTGTCCGCATAGCTTGTCTGAATCTATCATTTCAAGCGCGGTGCATAGTTTGTTTCTAATAGATTTAAATCTATTGTTTCTGATTTGAATCATTGGGTCTTTTATCATTTTATTTCCTTTCGTTTAATTATTGTGTTAAGTAATCTCTACGAGACATCTCGTAGTTGGCTTGAGTTTCCTCGTCTTCAACGAACCAATCGTCTCCGTTCAGTTCGCGTAGTTCTTGCTCGGTTGGCTTCTCCCAATAACGGTTAACCTTGGCGCCGAAATATTCCGCGTGATGGTGTCCGTCCTCGCTTGTGCAGGAAGCATTGCGGGCGAAGTATACCCACGCCTTGGTTTGGCTCCAATCGTCAAGCTCGATGTCGATTTGCTTGCGCTCGTAAAATGCAGGGTGTCCCTCTAGACTGTCTAGCCTAGCTAGCACGCGGTGCGATACGTCGTACACCTCGACGCGTACTTGTTGACCGCGCCCTTGTTCTTCGAACAGATACGGAAGCCCGTCAACTACAAGGGGGTACCTGCTTTTTGTTCTACCTGCTTCTACAAACTTACTTGTCTTGAGCAAGTGCGAGTTGCCGAAGCCTTGCTTGAGCGTACCGTACACGGCGACGCGGTATCTGCCGAAGCAATTATCTTTTGAATAGTAAACCCCGTTACGTAGGTGCCACGTATTGACGCGCTTGACCTTGCCCGTTAGGGTGTCAACGATAGCGAATCGGGTGTCCGTTTTCTTAAGAAAGGGTACCCACTTTTCGCGTTTCTTATTACCAAGTACGCGCTCTGCAACGAAGCGAATGTCGCTGCAAGTAATGTTGCCGTACCCGTCAATCGTGCCGTTCGAGTAAATCTCGTATCTCGGCGCGTTGGTAATCGGGAACGGGTGTACGTTCTGCTTGTTCACGAGTCCGACCGTAGCGTAGCGGAAGTGCGCAACGAGCGGTCTGTCTGTATCAAGAATCTTGTCGACCTTGTTGTAACTTAGCGTACGGTGTGTCTCGCCCGTGTCGAGGTAAGTGTAACCGAATCCGTGCGGATTGATACGCTTCGCGTTGTTGATGTACTCCTGCGGAATACGTTTGCCTTGTGGCTTGTGTATGATTAAACACATTTTGAATCCTTTCGTTTGATTGTTTTAATGCTGCTCTGAATCGAGCATTGGAAGTAATATTGCACAGGCTCTCGTCCTTGTCAACAAAAATTTTAAAAAACTTTTCGAGCGTAGCTCGTCCTGCTTTCCCTTGCGCGACAGCAAAACCCAGCAGCTTTTCAAAAAATAGGGTACCCCCCTTTCGTTAACAGCCCAGCCTTCATTTGAAAAATAGGGGTACCCCCCCCCTTCGTTCACAGCCACAGGATATGCGCCATTAATTTCTCCAGGTGAAACAAAAAAAGGGGTACCCCCCTCGTTCTGGTTCTGTTTCTAGTCCTCCTGGTTCGTCCAGACACAGAAAGAAAATCCTCCAGGTGAAATAAAAAAAAGGGGTACCCCCCTTTTGCTCCCGTTCTGGGGACTACCTGGTGACTCCAGTTTTTGCTCCCAGATTTCTCCCAGTAATAAAAAAAGGGGTACCCCCTTTTTGCTCCTGTGAAATTCCAGGCAAAGAAAAACCCCGCATTTCTGCGGGGCTTGTGTTAAGCAATCTTGAGTTTGTACGCAATGCGCTTAAACCATCGGGCGCGCCTTCGTTCGCGCTGCGTGTATCTTAATGAGCGCATTAGACTTCGCTCCCTTCCATCGCTTGGAAGCCGTAAAACCACGTCCTGCCGCTCGTGCGCGGGTCGCTGCATATGCGCTGCGCTTCCTCGCGTGTAAGATAATTTAAACCGCGTACGCGTTGACTTGGCTTGTTTTGTCTGAATCTAATTATTCTGTATAATATTTCTTTTTTCATTTTGTTTTAATTTAATTTAATTTGTTAAAAAGGGGGTACCCCCTTTTTGATTAGGGGTACCCATATTTTGAGTTTTACGCGCTGCATAAATCCCCATCGCGGACAACGTCAACCGCGCTTGGCGCGGTCGTTTGTACCTCGTTGCGGTCGTAGATAACGGGCGCGGCTTGTACCCCAAAGTGATTCATACGCGCGCTCACGTAAAAGAGAAGCGCTTGGCTCGCGTCGTTCTTAGCAAGCAAGCCCCAAGGCGCGTCATTGCTTGGACGGTAGCGGGTAGCCCACTTGCCCTGTAACAAATAGTTACACATTGGGTTATTGTAACCCGCGGTACGCTTTACGCTTGTAAGCGAGCTTTCAACGATACCTTGACAAAAGGCCGTCCAATAAACGATTTTCGCAAAATTTAGCGTCCCTTGATGGCTTCTAATTTCAATCGTCTTATGCTTGCGATAAGCGTTTAAATTTAAGTGATGGTAGCGCTCGCCCTCGCATTGCATATAGTTTAAACTGTCGTCTAAATGCGGCGCAAACGTGCGGCAAAACCCGTTATTGCGTCGACTTGGGGCAATAATACTGAGAAAATTATTCTCATTTTTAACCCAATTATTGACCATATAACGCAAGCGCTTTTCGTTGTATCTTTTCGCGTCAAAATGCACGTGCAAACCGCAATCCCTATCAACGCTAAATATTTCCTCGCGTTCCGCATTTTCAGCGCGGTAAGCTTGCAAATTTTCCTCGTTAAGTTCGCGGATTACTTCAGTCAAAATGTATAACTGAAAAAACAACTTTTCAGCACACATTGGCGTTGATACAATCTCGCGTATTGGAAAGCGCCCGCGGGTACCGTCGCGCTTGATGTGCCAACCGTCGCCCTCGCCCGTAAACCCGCCGAGATGCGAGTTGAGATTGATGCTAACGTTTAGCCCGCGCTCGTTCAATTTGCGCGCAAGCATATGCGACTTCGCGCTGTTGCTGTAATCGTGATATTCTAGCTCCAAACCTATGGTTTTAAGCGGATTCATAGCCGTATTGGCTAGCAATTTTGAGTCTGTTTGATTCATTATTTTTTTGGTTTAATTGCGCCGCTTAATTGCGACGTTGAAAGGATAGAATCATAAAACGGGTACCCCGTCAAGCAATCATTTAACTTTTTTACGGGTACCCCAAAACAAGCGGGAAGCGGGTACCCCCAAAAAGCAAAAAGCGGGTACCCCCCAAAACCCAAACCCAAACCCAAACCGCGCCACAAATACGTTCTAGCTCGCCTAAATAAATTAATAGTACACGCGTAATGCGCGGGGCATTATACGCGCGTGTGTGCGCGTAGCGTAACGCCCGTGCGCGCGCGCGAGGGGGGGCGGGGGTCGACTTCCTGCTACGCGTTCGGTATATATATATATATATTGCCCCCTAAAAAATTAGATGCCCTATAGGGCTTGACAAGGTGCTGCCCATTATACTATTGTTTGTTACCTTGTTTGGTATAGGTGCGCAAGATTTGCCCCTTGGATGAGGTAAATTTACCGCATGAGTGCAGAAAAAGAGTTAGAAGAAGAGATAAAGTTAGCAATAACGCAAGTTGCTGAGAGTAAAGAACTTGCGAAAGTGCGCAGTTTATCTAGGCACGCGCCCGAAAAGGTAGCTAAAATACTATATTTGCACGCTATTGGAGTGTCACAGACAGCTATGGTACGTAAATATGGCTTTGACCGAGGGACTATAATCAATACATTAGTCGATTATGCGGACTATAAGAACGCATTCAGAGAACTAGGAGGTCAATTATCAGCTAAAAGTTATATAAATTTAGAGAGTTTAGAAGAAGATTTGATAGAAACTGTCAGAGAAAAGATACATACTGGAGAATACGAACCTACACCAAGAGATATAAAAGAAATAAGTATAGCCAAAGCTAACGCTGCGCGCCAAGCATTAACTGCTAGGGGCGAAGCAAGTTCAATAACTGAAAGCAGGAATGTAGTAACGCAAGAAGATTACGAAGAAACAATAAGGAAAGCCAAGGAAAGACTCAAAATAATAGACGCGGAGGTAATAGATGCTGAAGAATAAGATGTCAGACCAAGAAGAAGAAGCATTTGCAAAAGCAAAGGCTATTTTATCTGAGCATTTCCCGAACTGGGCTATAATCGTCATAGACGACGAAGCTGCCTTGTCATATGATTATACTAATTATTACATAGGTAAAACTCTTTGCAGAGAGACTTTATCTGAAATGAATAAAGATGATATAGATTTAATGTGGGAAGAAGCTGAGTTGGAGGACGAAGAAGATGGAACTTAGTTTTACGCCGCATCCTATATTGCAGCCGCCTACAGATGAAGAGATTGTATCACTTGGTGAGAATGACCCGCAGCTTTTAAAAGACCTTTTTAATGCGCACGAAGGCAGAATTCGCGCTTCAGAAGAAGACCCTATAAGATATGGCTTTGACCTTGCGGGTTGGAACAGAATGTATGAGGGTCTTGCTGAATATAATGAATGCCTTGTCCTTGGCGGAAATCGTAGTGGTAAAACAACAGGTTGCGCAAAATTAGTAATGAAAGCTGTAATGGAAAACGAAGGTGGACACCTTATATGTTTTTCGCAAAATATAGATACAAGTATAAAGATTCAGCAAAAAGCTATGTGGGATATGATGCCTAAAGAGTTCAGACGAAAGACAAAGAGTACAGAGGGTTATATTAATTACTCTATGCAGAATGGATTTACAGGGCAATCATTTATCTTTCCAGATACAAAGACTAGAGTAGACTTTAAAACTTATACACAATTTAGTAACAATCAGACTATTTTAGAAGGTTTTGAATTTGGATTTAAAAATCCTACGGGTCCAAACATAGGAGCATGGCTTGACGAGTACCTTGGAGATGCAACCTTAGTAAACACTTTGCGGTTTCGTCTTGCGACTCGTAACTCTAAGTTACTTGTAGGGTTTACACCTATTGATGGTTATACACCTTTTATTGCAGACTATTTAAAAAATGCCGAAACCCAAGAAACTAGAAACGCTGAGTTGTTAGATAAAACTGTACCTATAAAGCAATATAGTCCAGAGCGAGATGCGGCAATAGTTTACTTGCACACAGACGAAAATCCTTTTGGTGGTTATGATAGAATAGCTAAAGACCTCCGCGGTCGTAATGAAGATGAAATATTAGTTCGTGCATATGGCGTACCAGTAAAGTCAATGACCTCATTGCTTCCGTTGTTTAATACTGAGGTTAATGTACTTTCGGAAACAAAAAACAAATATGGACACACCTTCCCAGATATTACAAATAAACAACGGTTTACTTGTTATCAAGTGGTCGACCCCGCAGGAGCAAGAAACTATACTGCAATATGGGCTGCAGTTGATAGACAAGGACAAATCTTTATTCGCAAAGAGTTCCCAGATAGAGATACTTTTGGGGAGTGGGCTGTTTTTGGCGACCCAAAGTGGAGATACGGACCAGCTTCAAAAAAACTTGGATACAATGTCGAAGGTTATGTCGAACTATTCAAGGACATAGAAAAGGATTTAAAAATATCTGTATATGAAAGAATCGGAGACTCTAGATATTTTGCGCGAGAGAATGAAAACAATGATGATTTGTTTACAACCTTCAGCGATTTTGGTATGGATTTTATACCTTCTGATGGCAGGACTGAAGATATGGGTATATCTGCCCTGGATGATTGGTTTAACTATAATCCAAATATTGAAATAGACCAAGCAAACAAACCTCTTTGTTATATTCACAGAGATTGCGGCAATCTTATAGATAGTATAATTAACTATAACTCTAAAGGTAAAGCCGATGAAGCACTAAAAGACTTTTTTGATGTATTGAGATATTTACGAATGGCAAATGGTGGGGAAGGTCCCGACCACGTAAATGCAAATGATTTAACTACAACCCGCAAATCTAAAGGAGGATACTAATGCCTAAAAGAAAACTAACAGAAATAGCGGATGAAATGGGGATTTCTTTTGATAAAGCACTAGAAATATCCTCATTGCATCTTGAAGAAGATATGGTCACAGGACGTGGTAAAAGCACGTGGATAAACGAAGAAGGACAAGATATAATGGATACATCTATCCCTGTAGCACAAGTATACAGAGGAAAAGTGTTATCTGTTTGCCCTAATCCTAAATTCTCTTATGTATACATAAAAGAAATGCTTCGCAAAGTCCCAATTATAATGCCAAAACGAATGCAAGGAGAAAGTGCAGTTGGCAAGTATGTTTATATAGAGGTAGACAACAAGGAAGAAGAACCTAAATTTAAATGGGTGCAGCCTCCTAGTGTTGATTAATGTGTTATAATTTTTCGCAATGGAAGAAACAGAAGTCTCTAAAGCACTTACTTATGTAAGTAAAACGCCAGACGTAAAAACTTTGCGTTACGCATACAGTAAAACCATCTCCGACCTAGAATATTACTTTGACTTGTGCAGAACAAGTTATGATGATAGGCGTAATTGGTGGAATGGGAAAAGCCGCGACCACCGCAAACACGGTGCAGATGCTTTTCCTTGGGAAGGAGCATCAGATATTGAGTCCCACGTTATTGATGAACGCATTACTAGACTTGTATCTATGTTTATGTCTGCTGTATCTAGAGCAAACGTACGAGCATTTCCAACAGAAACCTCTGATATTCCTAGAGCTAGAATAGTATCTAACTTTTTAAAGTGGATGATTTCTAGTGGATACATACCTAGATTTAAGAAAGAAATGGAACTAGGTGCTAACTATTTATTAGAACGAGGCATTTTAGTTACATACATTGGATGGCAAAGAGAAGATAGAAAATTTTTACAAGAACTAGATTTAAATCAAATAGCGGCTGTAGCGCCAGAAGTAGCAGAATCTATAGCAGATGAAACCGATACTGAAAATGTAGTTAATCTTTTAATAGCTGCATTCCCAGGTGTAAATACAGACAGAGCAAATAAAGCTATTTCTGATTTAAGAAGCACAGGAAAAGCAGAGTTGCCTACAGTAAAAAGACAAGTAGATGCTCCAGAGGTCAAAACACTTGCACCCGATGGAGACTTCTTTTTTCCTAGCTATGTAACAGACCCACAAAGAGCGCCTTATTGTTTTTGGCGGACGTACTACACATCGCAAGAGTTAGAAAATAAAGTAGTAACAGATGGATGGGACCAAGACTTTGTAGATGTAATGATTGAACGCTACCGAGGTATCAATATAAACTCTATAGAAAACGAGCAAGAAGGTCGTAGAGCTAATAATGTAAGCGATACTATTTATGAATCAGATGATTTAATTGAAATCGTTTATGGCTACCAAAGATTATTTGACCAAGAAGATGGTTCAGAAGGTATTTATTGTACAGTATTTCACAAAGATTATAGCGGAGGAGATGATAGTCCTGCATTTGCTAAGTTTGAATTACTTAATGGATACGAAGATTACCCTGTAGTAGTTACTAAGCTATCTGAAGATTCTAAAAGACTTTACGATACTATGACTATTCCAGATGTTCTACGTGGTATACAAAACCAAGTAAAGGTAGAGCGTGATTCTAGAATAGATAGAAACAGTTTAGCTACATTACCTCCGATATTGCATCCAGTAGGGCAAGCACCAACGGATTGGGGTCCTGGCAGAATGATTCCTTACAGAAGAAAAGGAGATTTAGACTTTGCACCTACGCCACCACCACCAACAGGTTCTATAGAAATAGAAAAAACCTTAGAGGAACAGGCAGATGCTTTAGTAGGATTAGATTTTCAAAATCCATTAGCCCCTATACGTAGACAATTTTTAACAGATAAGTTTTTAAATCATGCAGCTGAAGTGTTACAAATGACTTGGAAGTGCTTTCAAAGGTTTGGACCAGATGAAGTATTTTTTAAAGTAACAGGTAGTCCAGACCCTATGAAGTTTTCTAAAGGAGATGCTAATGAAGACTATGATATTGTAGTATCTTATGATGTATTGAATACAGATAAGGATACGCAAGAGAAAAAACTAAATTCTTTAGTTTCGCTTACTCAGTTAGACCGCTCTGGTCGCATCAATATGGATGCTTTACTAGAAACTGTAGCTAATTCTATTGACCCTGTAATGGCAGATAGTATTTTACAAGAAGGTAAACAAGCAGCGGATAAGATGATGCAAGATGTTACCGATGACTTAGCTAAGATTTTTGCAGGAATTGAAATGCCTGCTAGACCAAATGGTGCGCAAGTCGCAATGCAAGTAGTACAAAACTATGTTAAGCAACCAGATATTGCACAAAGAGCGCAGACTGATGAAGCTTTCCAAGCTAGGTTACAGAAATACATTGGTCAATATACCTTTATGCAACAGCAAGCACAAAATGCTCAAATAGGTAAAGTAGGTACACAACCTGCATCTATGGGTGGAATGCAAACACAAGGTATTAATCAATGAGTCTAGAAGAAGCCCTTAAATTCTTACAGCACAATGAACACTTTGCTGTGTTTATTTCTGTAATACATTCACTAAGAGAAGAAGCTATAGCCGAATTGCACGAGGCAGATGGCGACACTATGAAACAAATCTCTGGTAGAATTTTAACGTATGACCAAATACTTCAGATGTCAGACTGGGAGTCCATTCGTAAAAAACACGATGGTACTTTTAGTAAGCTTGTATAGGGTTGTATAATGACTTTTAATCGCAATCGCTTTGGCGCAAAGAAAGTGGACAATTATGACAGAACAAAACACGACTGACAACGTAGAGTCAGAACAAAAAAATACGGATAACAGTTTAACGCCTGCAGAGTTTATGGCTCAACGGGCTGGTTCAACGCAAGGCGAACCCGAAGTAGCGGAGGAATCCAAAGTTGAAGAGAAAGTTGTTAATGAGAGTGCAACCGAATCTGAAGTAGAAGAAACCAAAGCAGACGTTCTTTCACAGTTAGATATAGATAACTTATCGGAAGATGAACTTAAATCATTATCTTCTAAGCTAAATAGTCGTGCAGTAGCACGCTATGGCGAACTTACTAAGAAACGTAAGGATGCTGAAGAACGCTTAGAACAAATGGAACAAAAACTTAATACCTTGCAAAGCGAGAAAAAAGAAAAAGTTCCTGTAGTAAAAGATAATCCTTTAAAGCACATCGAGAACCCTCAAGAGTTACAAGAACAAGCCACTAGTGCGCAAGAAGTTGTGGACTGGGCTGAAGACTTGTTATACGAAAAGGGAGACTATTCGCCCGATGATGTTATTGCTACAGTAGATGGTAGAGAGTTAACCAAAGCTGAAGTACGCAAAACAATGAGGCACTCACAAAATGTTCTTCGCAAATTTATTCCTGCACAAATGGAAACTTTGCAAAAGAAAAACGTGGCTATACAAGCTAGAGATGCCTTTGCGAAAAAAGCCGAAGAAGAGTTACCCTGGATGAAAAATAAAAATAGCGAAGCGTACAAAAAGTACGATGCTATGATTAACGATAGAAGGTTAGTCGATTTACAGAAAATTAATCCAGAAGTATCAGCACAGATGCCATACATAGTTGCTCATGCAGCAAACAGTATGTACGGCAGAAAAGTTGTGCCACCAACTCGGACTGCTCCTCGTACCATTAAATCCGCACCTCCTAGAAGTGCTTCTACCGTAGCAGCTAAATCTGAAAAAACTGTACCAAGAACAGCTAAAAAGCTTAGTGAAACTGCAAAACAATTCCAGAACTCTGGAAGTGTTAGTGATTTTGTAGCTCTTAGAACCTTACAAAAGCAAAATAGAAAGTAAAACTTAAAAATTATGTCGTTTTCAAATACATTCGATACAACTAATACAGGTTCTGCTGTTTCTAACCGTGAGGATTTGACAGATGTCTTAACAATCCTTGCGCCAGAAGAAACACCAGTCCTATCATCCGCATCGAAGACGAAAGCAACTGCAACGTTTGCAGAGTGGACCGTAGACAAATTAGCTGACCCAGGTACAACTGGTATAGCTGAAGGAGCTGACGTGACCACTTTTACAGACAAATTTGCAGAACGCGCTCGTCTTGGTAACTATGTGCAAAAATTCCGTAGAGATTATATGGTTTCTGATTTACAAGAAGTCGTTGACTCTGTTGGACCTGCTAAAGTTGCCCAAGCTGAATCAAAAGCAATCCGTGAACTTAAACGTGACGTTGAAGCTACTATCCTTAGTTCTAATGACCGCTCTGTAGAGAATGGTGCAGGAACTTCTTATGGTCTTCGTGGTCTCGGCAAATGGTTAGCAGATGGCACTACTATCGCAGGTACACCTGCAGATATTCCTGCCGCATATGCAACACCAACATTAAATAACTGCGATATTGCTGCAGCTACATATACCGAAACTGAACTTAATACTCAGTTATCAAGTATCTTCCGTCAAACAGGTCAATCAAGTAATATGATGCTTGTAGCAGACACCTCATTACGCCGCGATATTTCTGACTTTGCCAGAACTACAACAGCTGCAGGTGCTGATACATTACGTCAAGTTAATATGGACCAAGGTCAATCAACAATTAAATTGTCTGTAGACCTTTACCAATCTGACCACGGAGTAGTATCTGTTGTTAATATGAACCCTGCTACTGCACCTGCAACTGTTGAATCTGGTGCTACAACACACAAAGATGGTTATATTATCAATCCAGATTATGTCGGTATTCACGACCTCATCCCTATGGGAAGCACACGCTTACCTAACTTAGGTGGTGGCGAACGTGGATTTGTTGATTGTGCGTTGACTCTAGGTGTATACCACCCAGCAGCACACGGTAAAATTGTAGCTTAATAGAAAGGAATATAATACTATGTCACAATTAACAATAAATCAAGCAGGTTCTTCAACCTTTACTCACGCTTACACAGTAGACTTTACAGATTTTTCTGTACAGGCTGCTGGTACACTTGCAGATAGTGCAACAAAATCATTTGATTATGTTATACCTGCAGGTGCTATTGTCCAAAAAGTTGCGTTTAAATTAAACACGGCTTTTGATGATAGTGGAGCTGGTTCACAATTAACTATCAAAATTGGTGACGATGATACCCCAGCAGGTTACATCGGAGCTGCACAGATTCATGTTGACTCAACTGAAGTAACTTATGCCTACAATGATGGGACATACTTTACAGTTGGAGGAAATGCGAATACTGCAAATGGTAAGTTATACACAACTGCAGGTAAAGAGTTTAAATTACTCTTTACTCCAGCAGGTGGTGGAACTGCGTATTCATTAAACGAACTAACTCAAGGAAATATTACTGTTTTCTTCGAGATGGCTCAGCTTTAATTCTTATTTTGGTACGGGGGCGAAAGCCCCCTACCTTTTATTTTATGGTCGATATAATTACAGAAATACCTAGAAGCTTTACTGACGGAGAGTTAGACGCAGCTTTTATGAACGAAATTAAAAGTGGTTTCAAGTTAGAAAAAGAAACCGAACATTTACGTGTAGAACAAGCACGAAAAGAAGCACTACAAGAAAAAGGTAAGACGCATCCTGCTCTAGGTAAATGCGTAGCTACTATGCCTGCTAGAGAATTTTTCCGACTTACGAGTAAGTATGGACACAAAGAAGTGCATTCTAAAGAATTTTTAAAATATTATAATAAAAAATTTAGCGATTTGTCGCCCAATAAAATATAATGCAAAATAGAACTTACGGAGATTTATTTAAATTAATTCAGTCACTTGCTGGTGTAAATACCTTTACTACAGAAGAACAATCTGATATATCTAGATTTATAAATCGCAGATATTTACAAGCGTTTAATCAGTCTCCTAATTGGGCTAGATATATACTACCATCTCAAAGAAGAAAATTAGGGGTTTTAGTAATGTCCGATATGGCAAGCACCGATGCTTCTGATTTATTGCTTCCTGGTGCTTATTATAAATTTGGAACACAATCTCAAAATAATGATGGTACTGGAACAACAAATAACATATATGCAAAAATTGGTGGCACTTTATCAAGTAATTTACCTACTCAATTATTTGTAAGAAAATACTTAAGTGCTACTAAATGGAGTTGGCAATTAGTAGATTCACGTTCAAATGTAACCTTAACTTTACAAACTAATGGTAATTATTATGTAGCTATAAGTGGAGATTCCAGAGCAGCTAATTCCGCTGGAACTAGCGCTGAACCTTGGGACGCAATAAGTTGGTCAGAAATTTTTAGTGCAGAGACAACGACAATGAATGTAAGACAATCTAGTATTGTTCCATATGATGAAACTTTTTTATCAACTATAGGCGAATTTATAAGAATAAATAAAGATAAAGCATTTTTAAATAAATCATCAATAGAGTATAATTTTTATGTAGATTCAGAAGGCGCTCATATTTTAAATGTTCTTAATAGTACAGATAACAATGTCTATGTTACCTATAAAAAGAAATTTACACAATTTACCACATCATCTAGTTTTGAAACATCTACAGAAAATGTTCCAGAAGAATTTTTTCCATTTATAGCTCATTCAGCATATGCAGATTTTTTACGTATGGATGGTCAACATCAAAAGGCTATGCTTGAAGAACAGTTAGCTCAAAGTTCTTTAGACTTAGAGCTTGAACAGAATGATATAATCAACAACAATAATAACTTAACAACTAGATTTTCAACTTACGTTAATACCCAATCAAGATAACAATGAATACATACGTAGTAAACAGATACAATAAACCTACTCCTGGAGCAACTGCTCAATCAATCAGTATCCCACATACAGGTGCTGGCTCTAGCGATGAATATCAATTTACAGCTTTTAATGATAGAACAAGAGTTGTTTATATAACAGTATTTGGTGGAGGAATTTCTTTTACTATAGATGGTAGTACAGTCAATAATACATTATCACATAGATTGTATGCAGGTAACAGTTATTACTTTAACTCAGATACTATAGCAGTAGGAAAGTTTAAAGGAACACCTGGAAATAGTGCAACAGCTAAAATGTATCTGTCGGAAATGACTCACTAATGAACTCTAGGGAGGTCAATAGATTTAACGTAGCTACTCCTAGACCTAAGAGGGCTGCAGATGGTAGGCACGTTCGTTCGTGGTTAAGTGGTTACGACTCACATATTATAAGACAGTTCCAAGGTAATCCATTTGCAGGTAGAACTAGAGTATGTAAGGTTCAATTATTATCTCCATCTGTTAATAGAGTTAAAAAGCAACAACTTAGAATGACAATAGATGGAACTGACCCAAGTTTTAATAATGGAGCAGATGGTAAATCACTAGGTCATATTATAGCTGAAAAACAAATATATTATTTTAGTCCAGATGTTTTACGAAAAGCAAAATTTGGAAATACAAATGCACAATCCGAACAAATCAGATTGGTAGTATTGGAAATGACGCACTAATGGAAGATTTATTTAACAGATTGGGAGTATCATTTATGGGAGTTTTAGCGTCTTGGGGTTTAATGGATATAAGTTTAATACTAGCAAGTATTGCATCTATTGTTACAATAGTACACGCAGCACTAGGAATAAAGAAACTTATAGATGAGCAGAAAAAAGGAAAATCCGATTAGACGTACCACGAGTAAAGGTGGTAATTATAGACCGACCAAGAAAGGCGCAGGAATGACCAAGAAGGGCGTAGAAGCCTATAGACGTAAAAACCCTGGGTCTAAGCTCAAAACAGCCGTTACGGGCAATCCTAAGAAAGGTAGCAAGGATGCAAAGCGTAGAAAGTCTTATTGTGCTAGAAGCGCAGGACAAATGAAGAAGTTTCCTAAAGCTGCGAAAGACCCTAATTCAAGACTAAGACAAGCCAGAAGGAGATGGAAGTGCTAATGAGTTTATATAGAAACATAAATAAAAGAAAAAAAGCAGGTACAAGTAGACCTAAATCTAAATCAACAATAAGTCCTAAAGCATATGCAAATATGAAAGCGGGATTTCCTAAAAAGGGAAAGAAGAAAAAATAATGGACGATTTACAAGCATTAGGATTAGGTGGAGCAATGGGCTTTGTATTTAAGCTTATTGGAAGTTTAGTAGAAGCTCAGAGGGCAACTGTACAAACAATTCTAGAAAAACAAGATATGGCTGACTCTAGTGCAGATAGAGCTGCTGCTAGGAACGGTGGGGTCATAGTAAGAAGAACTATTGTAGGAGCTATTTTATTTGCACTTATATTAGTACCATTTATTTTATCTTTTACAGAGCAAGGTGTAACTGTACTAGAGGCAAAAAACTTTTTATTTTTTCAATGGTCAACTTGGGAAACCCTTGCAGGTTATGTTATACTACCCGAAGTTAGACAAACCTTACTTGCCATTGTAGGATTCTACTTTGGTTCATCTCAAATCAAATAATATCATGCCCTACGGAAAAGGAACATACGGAACAAAAGTTGGACGACCATCAAAGGCTGCCAAGTCTAAAGGGCGTGCAATGAAAAAGAAAAAATAATATGGCTGTAAAAAAACCAACTAAAAAGAAAACTACCAAGAAAGCTCCAAAGGCTACAGGTGGTAGTAAAATAGCAAAGCTAGAGCAACGTATCTCTGCATTAGAGAAGAAGCTATCTGGTGGACCTGCACAAGCACGACCACAAGCACGACCACAAGCCCCACAAGGAGCTAGACCACAGATGGCACAGGGTAGACCTCAAATGCCTCAAGGTGGTGCTATGCCACGTCCTCCTATGCCTAGACCTCAAATGGGACAAGGTGGAGGTATGCCTCGTCCTCAAATGCCAGGAATGCGCGGTTAAGATGAATGGCTCGCTACGATACATATGGTGCTACTGATGACCAAATAATAGAGGACATAGATAGTAGCTTTAAGGGCTTTAATGATAGGTCTAGACCAGATTCATTAGAACCTGGTATGTTTACTGTCGCTCACAATGTTAGGTTTGATACTAATGGATTAGCCGAAACTCGTAAAGCGGTTAATGTTATATCTGCTCCCTTTGCCGTAGATACTAATACTAGGTTTACTTTACCTTTTAATTTATATGCAGATGACGCAGCCACTAGTACAACTGAATCTGGTGGTAAATTAATTTTTGCTGGAGTAACAACAACTACAGGAACAGATGCTTCAAATGGTATTATTAACAATACTTTAGTATCAGTAACAGGAACAATTAACAATGTAGTAGGATATGTTTCTGGAAGCAATTATATAGCAACTAGAGAAAGTGCTACAAGTATAAGTATAAACATTCCTGTTACAACTACTGGAGTTGTAAGCGGTACGCCTACTATAAGTGCGCCTAAATTATCTAACTCTCAAGATACGAGAGTAGTAGCTTCTACAAATTTCGTAGACCCTGCTAATAATGATGAAGAGTATATTTTATTAATTGGAACAGTTTCTGCTAAAGCAGTTAAATTAAGCGATGGTTCAACAACATCAATAGATTATCCCGCGGGTACAGTTATTGATAGCGATGATGTTAATGTAAGTGCAATACAAGCATTTAATAAAATTTTAATTTTTGAAGAAGGCAACGTGCCTTTATCTTGGGATTTAAATTTTTCAAATAACTTTGTAGAAATGCAAAGTGGAACTTATACTCAACCCACTATAAAGGCAAGTACAGAAGCAACAGCAACTGCAGCGGGTTTAGTTACGTTAGCAAGCATAACAAATACTGGCTTTGGAGCGCTTGTTGTAGGAGATGAAATAGTTGTAGTAGCATCTGATATGACTGGAGTATCTGTTGATTCTACATATCAAGTTGCGGAAAAAACGGATACTAGTGTTAGTTTTTATGCTGAAGCACCTACAGAAGCATCAAATAAAAGTGTTTCTATTATAGGAAGAGTTTCTGGTGGAGCTGGATTTATACACGCTCCTGGACCAAGTGATGGTATAGTACACAGAAATAGATTAGTTGTTCCTTATAGAAATACAGTAAATGCAGGGGATAATTCGTATACGGCAAGAAATGTTACAGATGAATTATTAATTTCTAATCCCTTTAATGCTGAAAAATTCGATACTACATTCGGTACATTTGTAACTGCAGGCGGGCAAAATGATTCTTTTGTTGCTGCATTTTCTTTTGCTGAAGATAAATTACTGATGTTTAATAGAAAGAGCATTTCTGTAGTAACGGGAATTGATAGCATAAATTTCCAAGATGCAAAAGTACAAACTCTAACAAAAGAAATAGGATTAGTATCAAAAGATTCCATTGTACAAGTCGGTAATCAAATTTTATTTTTATCAGATAACGGAGTATATGGAGTAAGCTTCCAAGACTTATATAATTTAAGAGGTAATGAAGTTCCATTAAGCGAACCTATTGACTCTACAATAGGAAATATAGATAAGAAAAATTGGGAAAAATCTACTGCTGTTTATTTTGATAATAGATATTATTTAGCTGTTCCTATGGATAGTCAATTTAATTTTGGAGGAGCTGATGGAACACAGAGTTTTAATAATCACGTATTAGTTTATAACTTTTTAACCAAAGCCTGGGAAAGTGATGATTTTTATGTAGACCGTTTTTTTGCTATTGATAAATTAATTGTAGCAGGAACAGGAGAAAAGCGTGGAGTATATGCAGTAAATAGTCAAGGTGGAGTTCATCAATTAGAAGCTTCAAGTAGCGATATTCAAGATTCTACAATATCTACCGTAGGAGGTAGCACTAATTTAAAACATATTTATACTAGGTTGCATACTAGACAATATAACTTAGGAACTATGGATAGAAAAAAATGGAATAATTATGAATTAGTTTTTGGTTCTTCGTTAAATAATACAAGTTGTACTGCTGCAATATTTTTTGTTTTTGAAAATAGAGATACACAAAATACCGCTACAACATATACAACATCCAATTCGGGGGTTTCCTTCCGTGGTAGAATAGGAAACATTAGGGCGTATGGAGCGCAAGCACAAATAATTGCAACAAATGGAAGAATCCGTTTGAATCAATTAAAAATAGCTGGCGCACTAACATTTAAATCACTAAACAAGCTAGAATAATATGGCATTTTTTACAGGAAAAAATAACTTCGCATCTGGAGATACAGTAACACATACTGTATTAAATAACATTACAGATAACCTTAGATTATCTACGGATTCAATTACAAATACATTTGCCCTTAATGCAGGGTTATTAAGTATTCAAGATGGTGCTATTACTACTTCTTTAATAGAAACAAGTACAAGCGCAACTACAGGAGTAACTACTGCTAAAATAGCAGATGATGCTATTACTACTGCAAAGCTACCAGATTCTACTGGTACTACAGATGGTGTAACATATGCAAAAATACAATATGTTTCAGCAACAGCTAAATTATTAGGTAGAACAACCGCAGGAACTGGAGTAGTTGAAGAAGTAGACATTGATACAGACTTAGCTGTAGTAAGTTCTAATGATGATACTATACCTAGTGCTAAAGCTACTAAAGCTTATGTAGATTCCAACCCTGGATTGTTACCTGCAGCAGTTGATAATAGTAGCAAGTATACTAAATTTCCTAATGGTTTAATAATGAAGTTCGGAGAGGTAGCACCTTCCGATGGAACAGTTACACAATCAACAATAGACTTTGATGGCACTATAGCCTTTGATACAGTTTTTTCAGTACAGCTTACAGGTCTTAAAAACGATGATGTAGTATTTACAAATAGTGTTTCATTAAAATCTGTAAGCTTAACGCAGGCAGTAGTAAATCACCATGCAGGCATAAACAAAATTTATTATACAGCGGTAGGGGAATAATATGGCTGAAAGCGTAACAAGTGACTATGGGAATTACGTAGACTCTCAGTCTTTATTTGGAGGTGGTCCAGGTGCAGGTTTTGGTGCTTACGATAATCCAACTTCTACCAGTTTTGGTAGTCTAGGAGCTAATAGTCATTGGTGGATGCCAGTTGAAACTCCTGAATATACACCATTCGATGAAAATAGTTTCGATAGTTCTTTTACCATAGGTTCTCAACCAGAATATGGAGGATTTACTATTGGGTTTGATGAAGTTGGTAGTATATTTGATGTATTAGATAAAGACCTTTTTCAAGATTTTTTAACTCCAGAAGATAGAAATTTTTTAAATAATATTGGCGTAGATGCAGATGGTTTTATAACTGATGCTTTTGGAGAAGGCGCTGTTGATGCGTTAGAAAACGGAGACAATATAAATCCAAGTTCAAATCCATCTATTGCACGTAGAAGAGCAATTAATGAACGCGCTACAAGCCTAGATGGACAATTAGAGGCTTTAGCTGCCGCAAGAGCAGAGTTAGAGTATCAAGAGCAAAAACGCACTCAAGATAGTATCAGTAATCAAATTTCTAAATTTAGAGGATTTTTAACATCTCAAACTGAATTCGACACAGCAACTGGTAGAATGGTGGGTGTAGGAACATATCACGATAGAGAATTAGAATCTGAAACAGCATTACAAAATGCAGAAAGTATTTTTAACAATACAATGCGGGATTTTATAGAATCTGAAGCGTACGATGGTAGATTTAGCGTAATTGACGAAAATGAAACATATATAAATGATGAAAGCTTTGGCTATACTCCAGATATGCCAGAATACGGAAAAGAGTTTGATAATCCAAATTATGGTAAACCTATAAATGATTTAGGATTAATAGAAGACTTTAGATATGGAATTAATGAAGTTACTGAAGAGGATGTGCAAAATTCTATTGATACAATAGATTTAACATTTGGACAAAACACAGGAGAAACTGTTACTCCCTCTGGTTACTTTGTAGCAATAGCTTTAGATTTATTAGGTATGGCGGGGGTAGGAACAAGTTTGTATGTTACTCAAGCAGGTTATAATTACGTAGTAAATGGAATAGAAAGAGTAGTAAATAAAATGACTGGGTTAGGATTTGATTTGCCTAATATTAATTTACACGAAGTCGCTGCTGAAATACTAAACCAAAAATTTATTGATAAAGATGGAAATCCAATATTAGAAGGAATAGCGGATAAGGCTAAATATTTAATGCCTTTTCATAACCCAGAAGCAACATTGTCTTTAATAGAAATGGGTGGACCTCAATTAGGAAAATTTGACCCAACTGGAGAAAATGTATTTCAAAACATTGCTGATGTTTTATTAGAGGGTAATGTTTTAGATGCAGTACAAGACCAATCTCAAGCTGGTAAATTTGAAGGAATAGAAGCAAATAGAAGAACTGGTATAGTAGGACAACTTGATAATATTACTGCATATATTCAAGGACTTGGTGTAGCGGGACAAAAAATATTCGGACCTAATTTGTCTAAATTAATTATTGACCAAGCAATATTTGATGGTTATCCAGTATCTTTTCTTCTTGATGGAATTTCTCGCGGTTTAGGACCTAATAGTGCAAAAGATTGGGTTAGGTATTTAGAAAATAAAGGCATAGACCCTAATGACGTACAAGCATCGGATATATCTTGGTGGAGAAGCACATTAGATGATTATCTTGAAAGCGATGAATATCAACCTTCTGGAAAGACTGGATTAAATGTTTTATTAGATGACACTAGTGAAGGTGGATTACCTGCTAAATATTTATCTTCTTTAAATAATTATGTAAAAGAAATTACTGGCAAGGATATGGATAGAATGCAACCTGCGGAATTAATTTCTGTATTAAACGACCAAGTACAAAGTTCTATTGATAGAGATGAATTTAATGATTTATTATCCGATGACACAAAATTATCCGAAAGATTAAAAGAAGTAAATCAAACATTAAGTGCTTTTGGAGTACCACCATACAGTTTTAATGAATATAAAGAATATTTACAAAACGAATTAAAAATTAATAACCCAGGACAAGTTACATTTGGGGAAAACAATGAGTATTATTTTGATTCAGACACAGTAGCTAATTTAAAAGAAGCTTTTCCAGAGATTACTGATACAGAATACGAAGCAGGTTTCAATTACTTAATAAGTGACGGAGAAACTGGAGAAGCATTTACAGATGGAGTAGGTTTTGATACTACATCTGATGTAACTTATTTTGCGGAAAATTATGCTGACGATGATGCTTATGTTGTGCAACTACCAGATGTTCCAGTAACCGCAAGACAATTTGAATATAGAACTGATTCAGAAGGACAAGATTTAATATACGACAATCTTACAGGTTTAAATTTTTCTTACGATGCTAGTAGACTTGTAAATAATCCTGGCACGGAAAATGATTTGTATAATTTTCCTAGTATTACTGCCAATGATTTAAGGCAATCTAACAAACTAACAGAAACTAGTTTTAACGCTAATCTTAAAAAGAATGGAAGGGTAATAAAAGAATTAGTACAAACTGGGAAACTAGAACTTTCTGAGTTAATAAAACTTGTTAATCCTCCAGAGGACCTCACTAACCATATTTACTTTTCTGGTCTTGATGCTACTTCACAAGCGAACAGATTTATACAAGACGAAGTAAGCTCCTATTTTTTACAAAAATACGCAGGTTTTACTAAAGAAGATGCTGATGCTTGGATGACTCAAAAAGCAACAGATGATAATAGTTTAGAAAGGCTTTCAACAGGAGCGTATGACTATTATTACGAACAAAATCCCGAAACAGCTACGCAAGAATTTAAAAACTTTCAAACAGGTATGCGTGATGCGTTAGGGTATCTACCAGATGTACAAGATTTATTACAAGATGAAGGTTACGTAGATGCAAATTTTGAAGTCGCACTAGATAACATCGTTTATTTAGAAGATTTAGTAGTACAAGATGTATATGAGTCAAGACCTTATTTTTTAAGCGAACCTAATGCAGGTGGATACCAAACGATTACTGATTTGTATTATGGAATGCAGGAACAATTTGACCCCGATAAATTAGATACCGCAAATAACCAATACTTTTTTGATGAACCTAGCATAAAAAGCTTACGTTACAAAAAAGCTGAGTTACCTTCTTTAAGTCGGTTTGATATTATAAGAGGATATGGTGGAGTGGGTCAAATGATTCCAAACCGTAATCCATCTTTTCTTTTAGACAAAGATTCTAGGCATTCGTATTTAAAAGCAATGATAGAACAAGGAAAATTAACTATGTCAGAGGCAGCTGAAATAGACAAAAGTTTTTTTCTAGGAGTTGCACAATATAGCGCCGAAGATGCCGCAGCAGAAAGAGATTACATAAGATATGGTGTAATCCCTGGACAGCCAAATACGACAACCGAAGGTTTACTTGGAGAATGGGCAGGCAGTTCTCCATTTTCTACTAGCTTTGGGGAAGTTTCAGAGTTTTATGATTTAATAGAACCTATTAATTTTGATAGCATTGTTACTGAATTAACAGAAACACCTTTTACAGATACTAATGAAGTACAGCAATTTTATAATTTTCCAGACTTTAATGTTATAGAATATGATAACTTTAATGATTTAAATAACGCATATCAAGATAGGTTAGATACTATTGATGCTTCGGGTTTTGATTTTCAAACAAGAGAATTTTTAAAAGATAGTGCTTACAATTTATTTGAATCAAGAGAAGCTTTTTTAAATTTAGATTCTACATCTAAGCAATTAATTTTACAAGCACAAGAAGAAGCTACAAGTGACTTTATAGACTTAGGTGTATTTACAGTAACTGCTAATAACATAACTGATTTAGATACTGAATTGCAGACTAGATTAAATCAAATTACTGCAGCCGACTTATCTGAAGGACAAGAGCAATATGAAATTGATTTAGCAAATGCTATTTACAATTCAAAGCTATCGGAAATAAATACTTTAACTGCTAAAAGTTTAGCAATTACTACAGCAGAAAATGCTAAAGAAGCCGCAGAAATACGTGAAGGTGCATCATCACAGACTGCTGCTGATTTGCAGGCTAGAATAGATAAAATAAAAACCTACGAAATACCAGAGTTTAATGTAATTGCATATTTGGATGCAGAAGACCGAAGTGCTTATATGCAAAACTTTGTTGATGAAGTTAGGAAAGGCACTACAGAAGAGTTTGGAAACTTTTTATCTATAGAGAATGCAGACCAAATATTAGTCAATGTAGCAAATTTAGCACAATCAGAAACAGATTTACAAATTGTAACAGGAGAAAGAGATAAATATTACGAGGACTATAAAAAATACTTAGAAGAATACGATAAGGCTAATACTGAATTAACTACTGCTAATGAAAAATTAGGTGAAAATGAGATAGAAATAGCAAAACTTAAAGCAGATTTATACGTAGAGCTAGATAACTTTGAGGTTACTGCTACTGATATAGAGGGCGCACAAAATGACTTAGATGCTTTCAATCAAGATATAGATAATAGAGTTACAAATGGAGAAATCACGTCAGAGCAAGGAGAACTAGAAAAGTCATTAGCTACTAATTCATTTAATATATTTAAGGCTACACAAGATATTGCTTCAGCACAATCTCGTATTGGAGAACTAGAAACCTATACATTACCAGATTTCACTATTGAAGGCGTAGCCGCTGAAGATTTAGATGGTACGTTAAGTGCATATCAAACGGCTCTGGATAATGATTTAAATGCAGAATTAATTAATCAAGAGCAATATAATGCTTTATACAATAGCGCATCTGAATTAGTCCTGGGACAAAAAGCTTTAAATGATGCAAATACAAATTTAGAAGATGCTAAAGATAGACTAGAAACTTTAGAAACTTACCAATTACCCGATTTTAACTACAATGAAGCTATGTCTTCCATGGGTTACAACTATGATGTAGAAGCCGATTTATGGTCAGAACCAGAAGACAGGGAAGGTGATAGAGGCTCTTGGATAAATGAGTATATGGACAACTACGAAAATGTTACATTAGCCAACAGTCCATTAACAGAGCAACAAAAAGCCGAAGTGTTAGAGACGGTAAAAGATGCACTAAGGGCAAAAACAAATAGAGAGTTTTGGAAAAACGATAGAAATTATTATTCGGGAAAATTTAATGAAGCAAGAGAAATAATAAAAGGTTTAGAACAAGACGTAGAAGGCTTACAAATATTTTCATTACCAGAATTTAGTATTACGGCTACCACTTTAGACGGCTTAAATGATTATCTAGATGAGTATTTGAATTATGTAAATGCTGCAGAAGGAAATGAATTTATAAGTGCAGAACAAGCTATAAACTTTAGGAATATTATTAGTAGTCTTAAACGAAATGGTGCTGATATTTTTGATTT